ATCAAATCAAGGCTGAGGCCAGCCCAGGAGTACCGCATGCTAGAATTTCCAAAAGGAATGACAAGCTAATGGAAACTATGGGAGAGCGCCTCAACGACATAGTCCTAGATAGAATTGAGAACATGCTTTCCACTTCCATAGATAGATTAAAGGCCATGACCCGTAAGGAGAGACTTGACCGGAATTTGATGGACCCCGTTAGAGTGTTTGTGAAGAACGAACCTCACTCACTGGAGAAAATTAGAACTGGCCGAGTTAGACTGATTATGTCTGTTTCGCTCACCGATAAGATAATAGAAATGTTATTATGTCGGCATCTCACCAAACTCGAGATACAGAACTGGAGGACTATACCGTCCAAGCCAGGCATCGGCTTTACCAAGGCTGACAGTGCCAGCGTTTACGCTGATATAGTTGACTGTGGTTTGCCCATGTCATATGCTGACATCTCAGGGTGGGATTGGGGAGTGAAACAATGGCAAGTTATTGACGCCGCCGAAGCCACTATAGCCCTTGCTGAAAACAGCTCCGCTGTCTTCGAACACCTTATCATAGCCAAAGCTTACCTGGAAACAGAGTCCATATACCAGTTTTCAGATGGGGCCTTGGTTCAACCTCTTTTTAAGGGGATTGTTAATTCCGGGAAGTTCAGGACAAGCAGAGACAATTCATTCATGCGGGTTAGAATAGCAGACTTGATAGGCTCCAAGAAAACGATAGCAGCGGGTGACGATTCTGTAGAGAATACAGTAGAGAATGCGATGGAAAAGTACTTAGAGTACGGTATCCGTTGCAAGGAGTATCTACCCGTCACCGGCTCTTTTGAGTTCTGTAGCCATTACTACGGTTCCGACACTTGCTACGCCCTTAATAAGGAGAAAATGGTTATGAATCTACTTCACCAAGAACCCAAAGACTTCTTTGAATATCGAATGTCTATGGTGGGCTTTGAAGCTGAATTAGAAACAAGACCTGACTATGAATCCATATTAAAGCTGGTGGAATCAGTGGGTTATTATGAGGTGGAGGGGCCTCATTATCTATAATGGACCAACGCAAAAACAAAACTGTTAAGCAGACACAGTATAATAAGTCTGCATCGTTTATGTCAAAGAGCGCCAAAAGAAGAAGGCGAGCAGCTAGAGCCAAACCTAGTATCTATGCCACCAGTAAATCCGGTGTGGCTATGGGTCCTATGGTTCAAGCCAAGGGCTCTGCTCCCATCGTCGGAAGAACAGCTTATAACCGAACCATCAGAAATGTGGTTAGAGGCGGTAGGCCGGCTATTTCCGAGGATGGCATGGCTTTTCTAAAATGCGCTTTTGCCCCGCCCGACTTTGCTAATAGCAACGTCAGAGGAGTTCCTGATGAATTTCAGGGTAGGAGTTTGGTAAAGAAACACCGTTTGGTGGCTTCTCAGGCCTTTTCTTCTGCGAGCACGGATTACTACTTCCTTGTGCTCCCTACTCCCGGTTATGCCTATTGGACAACGACCGTCGCAACTGGAACACCCATAACAGCTACCACCGTTTTTACGGGTGTTCCTTTTGCTGACTGTGCTACTTTCTTCAATCCTAGCGGAACCGCGGGCAACAGCACTGCTGACATTGTTGACAAGTTTAGATACGTCTCCAATCACTTCGAGCTGGTTCCAACAGCCAACCAAATGACTTGGAGCGGTAACGTTCAGTGCTGGAAGTTTCCTGCCTCCATGTTCGTGCGCCAGAACAATCTGACCACAGGTGCGGAAGCGGGAAATATCTGGTCTGTATCGGGTTTTCAAGCCATAAACGCTACCAATGCTGACCAATATACTGGACCCTTCAATCTCGGAGTCTACGCCGGAGCCTATAGCGCAGGCGCAAAATTCGACTTCTCACAGATTCTTGAGTACATCACGGCAGTTCCCAGCACACCCTTCGCTACATTGGGTGACTTCGGTCAGCTCAATGCTCCGACCAACGGCTTCACTGGTTTCGATAACCAATTTGAGAGCATGGTCGTTAAAGTGACTGGTATGGGCACTAACGTGGCTAATACAGCCATCATAAAATCATGGGCCTGTGTAGAGTATCAAGCTCTACCTGGCAGTGGCTATTATGAGTTCCAAAACACCTCGCCATGTGATCCAGTCGCTCTGGACCTCTATAGGAAGATAATCAACCAACTTCCTCCTGGAGTGTCCTTTGTCGACAATGACACCTTTTGGCAGAGGGTGCTGCAGATAATTCGCCAAATTTCCGGTGGAATGTCTGTCGTTCCTGGACCGTATGGTATAGCAGCAGATGGCGTCAACAAGATCAGCAACGCTTTAGAACAGCTATTCTTTTGAACTACTTG